CCTCGCGATGCTCAACGGGAACACGGCCGAGTTCCGTCTCGGCGAAGCTCGCATGTTCATCGAGGCGATGAACCAGAAGCAGGCGACCGAGATGTTCTACGGGAACCCGGCCACCAACCCGCGCGCGTATCTCGGCCTCGCGCCGCGCTACTCGAGCCTGTCGGCCGGCAACGCGCAGAACATCCTCGACGGTGGCGGCCAATCCGGCAACACCAACACGAGCGTGTGGCTCGTCTGCTGGTCGGACCAGACCGTGTTCTGCGTCTATCCGAAGGGCTCGACCGCGGGCCTGCTGCAGGAAGACCTCGGCCGTCAGACCAGCTACGACGCTGGCGGCAGCGGCAAGCGCATGGAGGTCTTCGCCGAGCGCTTCCAGTGGAAGACCGGGCTCGTCGTCAAGGACTGGCGCTACGCCGTTCGCATCGCGAACCTCGAGGTCGACACGGCCGCGAGTGGTGGCAACCAGATCGACAAGCTGACCGGCATCTACGCGCCGACCGCTGGCGTCGTGACGAACACCCTGCACCTGATGGCGCAGGCGATCGCGCGACTCCCCAACACCGCGATGGGCCGGTGCGTGTTCTACATGAACCGCACGGTCTTCACGGCGCTGATGCGCACGGCGCTCGAGCGCGGCGCCAACTCGGGTCTGATGATCCAAGACGCGGCCCGCGAGTTCGGCGTGCCTTCCAACATGCTCAGCTTCCTGGGCATCCCGATCCGCCAGTGCGACGCGCTGCTCAACACCGAGGCCCAGGTCGCCTAGCGCGACCTGACCGCTACACCCACACACAGAGGACAACTCAATGTTCACCGACCTCGACATCATCCTGGCCACCGCGGAAGCGGTGCCCCACGGTGGGGTGATTCCTGGCGGCCTCGGAGGCAACACGATCTCCGGCGTCGCAGGCACGCCCTACTACATCGACATGAGCCGCGCGGACAACCCGCTCGGCCAAGGCATCGACCAGCTGGCCGTCAGCAAGCTCGAGCTCAACGTGACGATCACGACTGCGTTCACGGTGGGGCCCGACAGCTACGCCGAGTTCCAGCTGGTCTCGCTGCCCATCAACCCGACGCTGCTCACCGCGGCCACGACCTCCGGTCGACTGACCCACCTCGCCGCTGCCGTCACCACGGCATCCGACGACTCGGTCACGATCGCTGGTCACGGTCTGCCGGTTGGCACGCCGGTCTACCTCTCGGCCCTGGCCACCACGACCGGCATCGCCGTCGACACGATCTACTACGTCGTGCCGATCAGCGCGTCGAAGTTCGGACTGGCGTCGACGCTGGCGCTCGCACTCGCGGGCACGGTGCTCACGCTGACGAACAACGGCACCTGCACGGTCGAGTTCTTCCCGATGGTGCATGTCACCACCGGGCAGGTCTGGTCCGAGTTCCTGAAGCTCGGTGCGCAGTTCGTCGGTCGCTCGATCCCCGGTGCCGTCAATGGCGCTGGCAACCTCCGCGCGACCTATGCCGGCGAGACCCTGCAGCCGGTCGGCGCGTCTGCCCAACCGAGCACCTCGCTCGGCGGCGGCACGGGCACGGCCGTGGTCGCGGCACCGGGCAAGTTCCTGGTCCCGCGTGTGCTGCTCTCGGGCGGCACCAACATCGACACGACGGGGCGCTACAGCCTCGCGCTCTGCTGTGACGCCGGCCAAGGCCAGCGGCACTTCCCCGTCGGATCGGAGATCAAGTCGGGCGGCTAGCGCCACCTGACCTCCCCAACACGGCCGCCCTTCGGGGCGGCCTCACCTGGAGAACACTATGACGATCCAAGACAAAGCAATCGAGCTCTCGACCGATCAGCAAGTGCTGACGGGAACGCTCACCAGCCCATACGTTCCGGGCTCCGTCACCATCCCGGTCGGCACCCTCGAGAACCTCGTGATGGACATCGGCCTCGGCGCCGAACTCGTCATGGAGTTCGAGGTGACGACGGCATTCACTGGCTACGCGGCCGCGAATGCGATCCCGCATCTCGTGATGGGGGTCGCGGTGTCCGACTCCCCGATCCTCGCCACCAACATCTCGATCATCGCCACGGTCGGCTGGCCGCTCAGCGCGACGACCGTCGAGCTCGGCATGCAGCCGAGCGACTCGCTGGTGGTGCCCAACCTCTACGAGGGCGACCGCTACTACTGCAAGATCCCCGGCGGCGTGTATGGCTTGCCGTGGCTCGGAAGCGGTGGCGTGCGCAACGACAAGGCGACGCCGCCCGGCGGGCTGATCCCTGGCAACCTCTACCTGGGTGCCATCTACTACCTGCCGATGAACGCGACGACGGCAGTCCAGTCGTCGAACCCCGCGCTGTGGACTGCCACCGACTTCTCGGCTGGCAAGATCAGCACGCGCATCCTCCCCAACCAGCCCGTTGCTGATGGGGTCCACCACTACGCCTCGAAGATGCAGGTGAAGTAGCCATGCCGAAAGCCAAGACCAAACCGGAACCGAGACTCGTCCGAGCCAAGGAGCGTCTGTTCGATGGACAGAAGCTCCGCGAGGAGGGCGAGGAGTTCCTGCACGATGGTCCGTTCCCTCTCGGGGTGAACGAACCGATGGAGCTCGCCGAAGAGCCTGCCCAGCCGAAGCGGAAGCGCCGCGGCCGCAAGCACGGAGAGCCCGCGCCGGAGTGGACGACCGAGGGAGCCGCGCACGACGCGGCCGACCCGGCTATCCGCGACGACGAGCTCGACGAAGACGACGAGTAACAACGAACCGGCTGCTGCTCGCCGCGGGTAGCAGCCGGGCCTGACAGGTCCGCGGCGTGTGAGGACTCAATGCTGAAGCACATCGCGGACCTCTCGGACGACAACGAGTATTTCATCGGGTGGTCGGGCCAGAGCACATCACGACCCTGGGGCTCGAAGGCCGAGACCTTCCAGCTGTTCTCCGAGTATGAGGCCAACCCGACCGGCCTCGATCTGACCAACGTCGTTGTTGTCACCGGCACCGGCACCGAGACGTTGGCGGTCGGCACGACGCTCACCGCCGACCAGTGGGTCGGGGCCTACCTAAGACTCGGCACGACCACAACGCCGCTCGTCGGCTACGCGCGCGTGGTGTCGAACCTCGGCGGCGTGGGCACGAGCTCGATCACGGTCGTGTGGGAGAAGGCTGGCGCTGCCGGCACTGTGTCCGGCATCCTGACCTACGAGGACTACCGCTGGGCCTCGAGGCCGCAGGTGCGCGTCCTGACTCCCTACCAGCCGACCGTGGACGACACGACATTGAAGCTCGTCCCCTACCCGGACACGACGGCGACTGTCGCGCTCGGCGGCCGCAGTGTCACTATGGGCCCAGGGTTCACGACGCCGGCTGCTGCGACGTTCGAGCGCTCGGCCGCACTTCTCGAGTGGACGTTCAACGAGGGCATCGACAGCTTCGGCATCAGTGAGGTTCACCTCGGTGGGGCCTGCACTGGCGCAGCCGCCACGACCTTTGACTTCACGACGGGCACGACGGTCGGGGTCTTCTACAACGGCTACCTGCGCGTCGACTGGACCGATAGCGGCAGCGTTCCTCGCGTGAGTTACTCGCGCATCGTCGACAACACGGCAAACCAGTTCACTGGGCTGTCATGGCAGGGTGACGGCACGCCCGACTTCGCAGGCGGAACGATCAGCCGGTGGACCGCGTGGTTGCCGCACTACAACAACAACCCCTACTGCTACGCGCCGGGCGAGGGCTACTCCTACCCGAACAACGATCCTCAACCGTGCGCGTTCTCGACGCAGGGCGCGGCGATCAGGAACCGCGCCCGAAACATCACTGGCGTGGCCTACCCCGACCAGTTCGGCGACATGCTGATCGTGGCGACACGCATGTCGATGGCGACCGGCAAGAGGATCAACGTCGTCCACTTGGGCATCAACGCGGCCGGGCTCACTCCGATCAACGTCCTCAACCCACAGGGCTTTGACGGCATCCTTGGGTGGTATGACCACCGCGACGCCGGCACCTGGGCACCGTCCGTCGCCGGGTCGATGTGGTCCCGCATGGACACCATGCTGCGCTACTGCGTCGCCAACGCCATGGAGGCCGAGGGCAACACGAAGCCGGTCAAGTTCCTGGCGTGGTTCTACTCACAGGGCGAGACCGACGCGCTGAATAGGGGCAGCCGACTCCACTATGGCCGCGCACTCAACGGCCTGAAGACCGCAACCCGCAACCTGATCGACGAACTCGGCTACTCGCCATACACGAACGGCGCGCAGGTGCCGTGGATCCAGCCGCGGATCATGCACGTCGCCTACGAGCTCGAGGGCACCTACATCTACTACAGCACGGCTTTCACGTTTACCGGTGATGCCCAGGGGCTCGTGAACAACGCCATCGTTGAACTCGCCGCCAGCGACGAGTTCTCCGACTGGATCTACACCGAGGATCTACCGCGCAAGTCGTTCGAGCCGAGCCATCTCCATGGCGTCGGCGAGTGTGCTCGAGGAGCTCGCACCGCGAAGCGCATGGCCGAGCTCGTGGATCACGCGCTGGGCTTCGGCTCGTCTGCGCTGACGAACGCTGACTCCGACATCGTCAACCTCTACAACCGCGCGCTGGCTGCGATCGGGGAAGCGCCCGACATCCAGTCGCTGAGCGACGGCAGCGAGCAGGTGCGCCTGTGCCAACTGTTCGGACCAGAGTGTCGCGACACCCTGCTGCAGATCCGACAGTGGTCGTTCGCAATGCGGCGCGTCGCGCTGACCGAGGTGAAGATGCCGCAGCAGACGCTCTACACGCAATACGGGCACTGCTACGTCGTGCCGCCCGAAGCGCTCAACGCGATCCATGTGCTGCCGCCCGATGCGATCGAGGAGCCTCCGACTGAGGCCGAACTCATCAGCTGGGCTACCGATGCCGGTTACCCGGCCGAGTTCGTTGCCGCGTGGAATACCGGTCTTGCGCGGAACTCGAGCCTCGAGCCCGGAACGGTCGACGCATCAACGCTCCCCCTGGTTGACGTTTCCTCGATCGAGCCGCAGAAGTCTCAGATCGAGCGCTCGCCCTTCGGCGGCCGCTACGTCTTCACCGACCAGGAGCAGGCCACCATGCAGTATGTCGAGCGCGTCGTCGATGCGAGCGAGTGGTCGGCTCCGTTCAGTGAGGCCTACGTGGCCTACCTCGCGTCGAAGCTCGCCGGCTCCATCATCAAGGGCAAGGAGGGCGAGCGAGTCGCGGCCGCCAACCTGCAGAAGGCTGCCAGCTACGTGAAGATGGCGAGCGCGAGCGAGGGCAACCAGCGCAAGCCGGCCAAGGGCCCGTTCGAGTTTGTCCCCGACCACCTCGCACATCGTGGCTCCGGCTATGACGGCAGCGGCGTCTCCGGCGAGTGGTATGGCCGATGAGTCGACACCCTCGAGCATTTCAGCGGTCGTTCGCTGGCGGCGAGATGTCGCCGCAGATGTCCGGCCGCCCCGACGACGCCCGGTTTATGAACGGGTGCGCGCTGTCGCAGAACCTCATCTGCCGGCCGCAGGGGTCTGCTCTGCGCCGGCCGGGCACGCACATCGTGCTGGCGACCAAGGACGCTACCTACGAGTCGCACATCTACCCGTTCTCGTTCTCGCCGACGCAGTCGGTCGTGGTGCAGGGGGGCCGAGCCATCGTGGACTCGCGCGAGATCGGCCACTTCCGGTTCCACGTTGACGGCGGGACGCTGCTCTATGAGCAGCCCGAAGACTGGCTGGTCGCGCGATCGGCGACACCGACAACCGGACTGTGGACCTCGGGTGTCGCGCACGGGTTCAACGCTGGCGACCCGGTCGTGATGACGATGAACCCCGACGGCGGATCGCCGACGGTGGTCGTCAACAACATCGCTGCGGGAAGCGACCAGACGATCACGATCACCGGCACGCCCGGTCTCGGGGCGTGGGGGCAGCAGGTCATGTTCGAGGAGGCGCTCGGCCCCGGCGTGCTGCCGTCGAACATCGAGCCCTACCGGCTCTACTGGGTCACCAACAATGCCGCGGGCACGATCACGATCAGTGAGACCTTCCAGGGCCCCAACGTCCAGGGCGTCGGTGTGGCGAGCACAGGCACCTGCTACATGGCGGCGTTCGTCTACGTCAACCTCGGCGCGATGCGGATCAACCGCGTCTACTACGTCTCGACGACCAGCCTGACCTCGACGACCTACCGACTCGCGGAGACCAAGGGCGATGCGCTCGCTGGTGGCTACCTTGCCCACACCGGGAGCAACGGGTGTGGCGATCGCCGAGGGCACTACGCCTACCGTCGAGGCGACGTGAGGGAGGGCACGCCTGCCGGCGCGACGGGCAACTTCTACTGCATCCGCGAACCGTGGTGCCTCGCGCCGATCCCCGACGACTGGGTCTTCAGCTACTTCCTCGACCACCTCGACCACAGCCCGGCCGATGCCAAGTTCTGGGTCCGGCTCCCCGGCGACTTCACGGCCGGCGTGACGGTCAACCCGACAACCGACACGATCGACTTCGGTGCGGCTCACGGCTTGGCCGACAACGACGTGGTCCTTCTGTCTGGCTCGGCTGCGCCGGGCGGCACGTCGTTCGGGCAGGTCTACTACGCGATCGTGACGGGGGCGAACACGATCCAGATCAGTGAGACGCCGTCGGGTCCGGCGCTCGACATCCTGACTGCCGGCACGTCGGTCGACGCTCTGACCAACTCCTACTACGAGGTGCCGCACTTCTACAGCGAAGCCGAACTCGCTCAGCTGACGACGGCACAGAGCAACGACATCCTGACGGTGGCGAGCCAGGACCACCCGTGCTCGGAGCTCCGACGCCTCTCGGCCACCCGGTGGGAGCTCCACCCCGTCATGTTCGAGGCCAAGGCCCCGATCCCCGAGAAGCCATACCTGCAGGAGGCCTTCGCCGGGGAGGCCGACACGAGCCTCGCGGTGACCACACCAAACGAGCTCGACACATACTCGGAGCACTCGTTCGCGAAGGGCAACCCGGTCTACTGCCACGCGACGTTTGGCACGCCGCCGGTTGCCGACGGGTTCTACATCATCCACTCGGTGCCATCCGTCACGAAGATCAAGCTCAAGACCTACAGCGGTGGAGCGCTGGTGACCTTCGCCGTCGGCAGCGGGTGGGGCCTCGAGATCCAGTTCTGCGAGTCGATCTTCGACCTCGAGAACACCTACAAGATCACGGCCGTCGACGCGGACGGTGAAGAGTCGGCTCCGAGCGAGGGGCTCGAGGTCACCAACAACCTGCTGGTCTCCGGGGCGCACACCGACATCGTCTGGAGCTCTGTGCCGAACGCGCTCCGCTACCGGGTCTACAAGGAGAGCAACGGGCTGTTCGGGTTCATCGGCGAGACCGAAGACCTCACCTTCCGCGACGACAACATCGGGCCCGACCTCGGCATCTCACCTCCTCGCGTCGACACCTCGCTGCGCTTGACTGGCTACATCACCTGGGACCAAGTCAACAACGTGGTGCTGTGGCCCGGCCATACTCTGAACGAGCGCGAGCCGGTGGTGTTCCACGGCAACGGTGTCCTGCCGACGAACATCTCGGATGGCACGACCTACTACGTCCACAACAACGGCGACGGCTCGTTCCAGCTGACGAGCGACGCCGAGGGGGAGGTCTTCCATGACATCTCGGCCGGCACGCCGACTGGCGAGGTGTGGGCCGAGGGCGGCGCCTTCCCCGGCTCGGTCACCTACTTCGAGGGGCGCCGCATGTTCGCCGGCAGCCGCGGCCGCCCGCAGGATGTGTGGGCCACCGCGAGTGGGACCGAGGCCGACCTGAGCTACTCCATCCCGATCGTCGACAGCGACCGCATCTACTTCCGCGTCGCGGCGCGAGAAGGCAGTGCGATCCGACACCTCGTACCGCTGTCGCAGCTGCTGATGCTCAGCAACACGATCGAGTATCGACTGACTCCAATCAACAGCGACGCGATCACTCCGAGTTCGATCTCGGTGCGGCCGCAGAGCTATGTCGGGTCCGGCTACCCGCAGCCGGCCCTGGTCAACAACAACGTGGTCTTTGCGGCCGCGCGCGGGGGACACGTTCGTGAGCTCGGATACAATCAAGACGTTCTAGGCTATCTCACGGGCGACCTGTCCCTGCGCGCACCGCATCTCTTCGACGGCTTCACGATCACCGACATCGCCTATCAGAAGGCCCCGGTGCCGACCGTCTGGTTCGTCTCGAGCTCTGGCAAGCTGCTCTCGCTGACCTACGTCCCCGAGGAGCAGGTCGGGGCATGGGCGCAGCACGTCACCGACGGCACCGTCGAGTCGATCGCGGCGATCCCCGAGGGGATCGAGGACGCGCTCTACGCGATCGTGCTGCGCGACGGCGTGCGCTACCTCGAGCGGTTCGCGAACCACTTTGGCGGCGACACGCCGGATCTGGACGACGCGCACTACGTCGACAGCGGCGTCGAATACAGCGGCGCGGCGACGACGACGATCCGCGCACCGCACCTCGCCAGCCGGGCTGTTGGCATCCTCGCCGACGGCATCGCTGGGACTGGCACGTTCAGCGCGGCCGGTGTTCTCACCCTGGCGACGGCGGCAAGCCGGGTCCACGTCGGGCTCCTCTTCACCTCGAGGCTCGAGACGGTCCCGCTCTACATGCAACTCGACTCTGCGTTCGGGTCGGGCATGACGAAGAACATCACCAAGGTGTTCGTTCGCGTCTACCAGAGCGGCGCGTTCTCGATCGGTCCGCTCGACGGCCGACTCGTTCCCTCTCGAGCTCCGGCCGCCGGCACGCTGCAGACCAAGCTGCAGTCGGTCACACTCCCAGGCTCGTGGAATGACCACGGCCAGATCGTCGTGGAGCAGTCCGACACTCTGCCATTGACTGTGCTCGGACTCACACTGGAGGTAGCCTCAGGCAACTGATGACCGTTGTAGGAACAGGAACAGGTGGCGGCTACTCCAGCTTCGCGCAAGGCGTGGGGCAGGCAGGCAACGTGCTCGCGATCGCTGGCGCGGCGTCGTCGGTCGTGGGCGCCTACTATCAGGTCGACGCGGTTCGCTACCAAGCGAAGTCGCAAGCCATCGACCTCGAGCTCCAGAAGACGCTGGCCAACATCAACGCGCGCGCCGCCGAGCTCGACGCGCAGCAGCAGATCCGCGCGTCGCATCAGGCGGCCGGCAGGAGCGACCTGCAATACAAGCAGATCCAGGCATCGGTGCGCGTGGCGCAGGCTCGAGGCGGCGTGCAGGCTGGCGTCGGTTCGGCCAAGGAGGTCCAGGCCTCGATCACCTACGCGAAGGAGGCCGACCGGATCGCCATCACCGCGAACGGTGTGCGCGCCGCCAACAACTCGAGGCTCCGCGCGGCTGGGCTTCGCAACCAAGCGATCGCGGCTGGGACCGCGGCGTCGAACGCACGCATCGGCGGCAACCTCGCGCAGCCATGGATGGCATCGCTGCAGACCATCCTCGGTAGCGGTGCGCAGGTCGGCAAGGCCTGGGTCGCCGGGCAACGCTCACAGCGGCGATACGGAGACACCACGACGTGAGAATCCCACTCCCCCAGGTAGGGCTGTCGACCAACACGACCGCCACCGTCGGCGCAGGCCCGGCTCCACAGGTCAGCGGCGACGTGCTCGGCAAGCAGATGCAGGGGCTCGGTCAGGCCGCCCTGCAGGCCGGCACGGCTGCCATGGGCATCGCCTCGGAGCTCCGGCTCGAGCACGACACGGCCGCCACCAAGGAGGCCTACACCCAGCTGGCCGACTACTCGACCGAGATCCTCGAGAACCCGCGCGACGGCTACTTCACCAAGGAGGGCAAGGCGGCCGTCGGCTACGAGCGGGCCAAGGCGCTCGGCTCGATCGAGAAGCGGTGGCGCGAGATCGAGGAAGGCCTCGGCACCTCGGTGTCGAAGGGCATGTTCCGCGATGCCGCGCGCCGGCACCTCGAGGGAGCCAAGAACAAGGTCTACGGCCACGAGGCCACCCAGCGCCGGGTGTGGAGCCTGGGCCAGACCAGGGCCATGGGGATCCAGTCCCAGCGGGACGCGATCGACTCGGCGATCCGCGGCGACACCCCGATCGACGTGGTGGACGGCGCAGAGATCGCTGGGCAGGAGGAGGACCGCGCTGCTGGCTTCCAAGGGCCCGAGACGAGTATTGGCACCTCCGGCAAGAGAGTCGCTCCTGGGGCGCCTCAGGCCCCTGAGGGAGAGCAGGAGCCCGGCTCGCTGCGCGGGAAGACCTACGCCCAGGCCCAGGCCGAGGACCGGGCTCGCCGGGAGAAGACCCCGACGTGGCAGGTCCACATGAACACGGCCGTGGATCAGGCCGAGGAAGAGTCGCAGATGAAGGGCGAGTCGGCCGAGCTCAGGCGCGAGCGCGTGCTCCAGGTCCGCACCACGATCCACTCCGGCATCGTGCGCGGGATGCTGAAGCAGGGCCGGACGAAGGAGGCTCGAGCGTGGCTCGAGAAGACCAACCCGAAGCACCTCGCAGCCGACGCTCGGTTCGAGCTCGAGGGGGCTCTGCTGTCGTCGACCCAGGCCGACCGCTCCTTCGAGCTCGCCAACGAGATCGTCGATGAGCTCTCCCAGCCTGAGCCGATCAACATCGACCTGGGCGACGGCGTCATCGCCGACCTGACGACCTGGGCCGGCGAGCTCCAGCGCAGCGCCACGCCGGGCGGGACCGGCGCTGGCATCACCTCTGCCAACGAGGTCGACACCACGACCATGCTGGCCAGGGGCGCGGCCAAGCTGCGAGCTCGGTTCGAGGCGGGCGAGATCGACGCTCGCACGCGGGACATGACCATGGCCCGGCTCAAGGAGACCCACGGCATCCTGGTCAACCAGTGGAACGGACAAGCACAGGAGACCCTGCTCGCAGCCGAGCAGTGGTTCGAGGGCAACACCGACGTGACAGACCCAGACTCGCCGACCTTCCCGCAGGAGCTCCGCGACAGGCTGATCGGGTTCGGCTCGCTAGACTCGGCGAGGAAGATCGGTGCTGCTCGGGGAGCTCGCAAGACCGACCCCGTGGTCTACCGGCAGATGCTCGAGGACTTCGAGAGCGGTGCCTTCGACGGCATGCAGCAGACGCAGCTGTTCAACCGCTACTACGCCCACCTCGGCCCGGTCGAGTGGAATGAGGCGCAGAGTTTCCTCGCTGCCGCCAACAAGGTCTCGACGAAGGCGATCCCCGACGACGACTTCTACGGCGTCAACGATCAGGTGCTCGAGCAAGCTCTGCTCGGCGAGGTCATCACCGCACGTTCACCCGAGGGCAGGCCGAAGCCGACCAACGCGGGTGAAGCGGAGCGGCTGGTCGAATACAAGGCCGAGGTGCAGCGACGCTGGAACGTCGAGCGCGCAGCGCTGGGCGGCAAGGAGCTCCCGACCGCGGAGAAGGTGCGCATTGCCGGCGAGGTCTCGATGCAACGAGCCTACGTCCCCGACGAGGAGCTCTTCTCGGCGATCGACCCGAAGGTCTGGATGTGGCAGTCCGGTCTGTCGAAGACGCAGAAGCAGGAGGCCTACGTCGAGACCAAGTTCGGCACTGAGGTGCAGATCGCGAGCATCCCGTCCAGCGCGCGGAAGATGATCCAAGACACGTTCCGCCTGTCGCTGGTGCCGCGCAGTCAGCGCTCGAAGATCCGCAGCGAGCTCGTCACTCACGGCGCCGGCACCGACTCTGCCGACCGCACCGCGATCGAGTCGATGTGGTCGCGGCTCGGCATCGTCTCGCGCGACGCCGACCTGGGCACGGTCGCCGAGAAGTGGGAGCAGCTGCGGCAGGTGGAAGGCTCGCGCTACTACAAGTGGGGGGAGGCCAAGTGACCCTCGAGGACGACCTGCTCGGCGTAGCCCCATCGCAGAACCCGCAGCTGCCCGACCTGTCGCTGCAGGATCCGAAGAAGAAGGCCCAGGGTGTCGACCCTGGCTACTCCAGCCTGATGCACTCGTCGATGGCTGCGGCCGCGCAGAACGACGCGGTCAACCAAGTCGACCCGCAGGGTCCGCAGAACGAGCGCCCGGTCGACCCGGCGTTCTCGCTGCTGCTCGAGCAGGACGAGGAGACGCAGCGCCAGGGCGACGCTGCCGTGATGCGCGCGCTGCTCGCCGCGAGCAAGGTCGACCCCGAGCTCGCAGGTGAGGCGCAGCGCCTGGGCATCGACCTCGGCGTCGCCCCCGAGCTCCTCGAGGCGAACATCGGCAAGGCCCGCGAGCTCTGGCAGCGCAAGCAGGTCGAGGCGCTGTTCGCGTCCGGCGGCAACCAGCAGACCATCTCGGCTCTGCTCGACCCGACGTTCGCGCGCATCGCAAGCGACGACGTGCAGCAGCTGTCATGGCTCGAGAACATCTGGCAGCAGCGCGACGCTGCGAAACTCGAGGAGCGGCAGTCGCTGCTGTGGGATCAGGTGCGCCAGGGCTCCGGCACGCCGGCCATCATGCGCGAGATCGAGGGGATCAGCGAGCAGCTGGTCGACCTGCCAGGGAGCTCGAACGTGGGTGGCTTCTTCGAGAGCCTGACCTACGGCGCGATGCGGACGTGGTCGGGCATGGAGGAGACTCTGCTCACCTCGCTCGGTGTTGGCGCCGCGATGGGCGGCACCGCGCTCGCACTCGGTCAGGCTGGCCCGCAGGTCGCGCTGCCAGAGGAGATCATCTCGGTGCCCGGCATGTTCTCGGCCGGCTTCTTCGGCACGCTCTCTGTGAGCTCGGCCGCGCGCGAAGCTGGCGCGAGCTACGGCTCGATGATCGAGATGGGCATCGACCCGGCGATCGCACGACGCTGGTCGACTGGTGTGGGCATCGTCAACGGTGCGCTCGAGGCGATCTCGGCCGGCGTGCTCAGCGCGCCGTTCCGCGCCGAGGCCAAGCGGCTGATGACGCGGCAGGTCGCCAAGGAGATGCTGACGAAGCCGACGCGCACGGCTGGTGCTATCCGCTTCGCGACCACCTACGCCAAGGGCATCGGGGCCGAGGTCGCGACCGAGGTCATGCAGGAGATCAGCAACGTGGTCGGCGAGTCGATCGCACGCTGGCAGCAGGAGGACAAGACCACGCTCAAGGAGACTGATCCGTTCTTCGAGCGCATGGGGCACATCATCGGCGAGACCCTTCGAGGCATGGCGCTGCTCGGCCTGCCGGGTCCGATGATGCAGCTGCGCACCGACATGGCGCGCGCGAAGACTGCCGACTACGACGAGAAGTGGGTCAGCAGCCTGGGCAAGGGAGTCGACAAGTCGAAGACGCGGCCGCGCAACCGGCGGCTGTTCGCACGCTTCCTCGAGCAGCTGGCCGAGGGCACCGATGCCGAGGCCGTGCATGTGTCGTTCGAGGACTTCACCAAGATGCTGGACGAGTCCGACATGACGGTGCAGCAGCTGGCCGAGTTCGCGCCGGAGATCGCGGCCCGACTCAAGGAGTCGGAGCAGACCGGCTCGGTCGAGATCCCGACCAGTGAGTTCGGCGCGGAGTTCCTCTCGACTGACTTCGGCAAGACGCTGATTCCGCACGCACGCATCGACCCAGGCGGCATCAGCCCGGCCGAGGCCGCGAAGGTGTCGGCCAAGGAGCGCGCCGCGCAGGCCACCGAGGCCGAGCAGCTGCTGAAGAAGTTCGGCGAGAAGGACAGCGCCTACAAGGAGCAGGCAGACCTGATCGAGCAGCGGTTCGAGGAGAGCATGATCGCTGCCGGCAGGAAGCCGGCCGAGGCGAAGACTGCCGCTCGCTACTACCGCAACATGGCGCTGATCCTGGCGTCGGAAGAGGGCCTGTCGCCGGCACAGTGGCAGCAGCAGCAGGGCACCGACCTGCTGTCCGAGGAGGACTTCGACGCGCTCGACATGGCCGCCGACACGGAGGCGATCGAGGCGCCCGACCTCGAGCAGCTGGTCGACGAGGACGTGCCGACCCCAACCACCACAACCGCACCCGGCACGCTGGTGCGGTCGGAGACGTTCCCCAACGCGCGCGGCGTGATGATCGGCGAGTCGCCGGGTGGCTCGATCTGGGTCGCGTGGCGGAAGAACCTGGGCAAGGACGGCAAGCCGCTCGACGAGGGCAAGCCGGTGCAGTCCCTCGAGGAGTGGGCCGACGACATCAACACGATGCGCCGGAGCCTCGCGCGTCTGCAGACGAAGACTCGGCGGCCGCGCGGGCCGGAGCTCAACCAGCTGAAGCCGGCGAAGGGCAAGAAGCCCAAGGGCGACCTGACGGTTGGCGGTAAGAACCTGACCGAGGGCAACGTGCTCGGCTTCTGGGAGAAGCTGCGCGTGAAGGCCCCGACCAGGAAGAAGCTGGACAAGGGCCCGATCCTCGCCGGCACCAACAACGCCAACGCACAGCGACAGATCGACGCGATCGACGGCATCCTCGAGGCGCACCCCAACGCGCACGAGAGCGCGGCCGCGTGGTCGAACATGATGGCCGAGGCCTTCGGGTCGCAGGAGGTGCCGGTCCCGCCGTTCGCCTTCATCCGCGACCTCGTCGGCAACAAGATGGCGAAGAAGCTGGGCGTGCTCAGCAAGGGCCAACTCGACGATGCGAACCACGGCTTTGCCAACGCGGCCGAGTTCCGCCGCGCCTACCTCGCTGGTGAGATCGACGTGGCGACCACGGGCAAGCTGTTCCTGTGGTCGTTCCTGTCGCGAGGCGTCAGCCCCTACACGCAGGAGTCGATGTTCATCGACTCGTTCGACGGTGCCGCCGAGTGGATCGAGAAGGCTGCTCGAGGAGAGTTCACCGAGGCAGACCTCGAGGCCTACCACGAGTGGACCGCGACCACCGCGCCGAAGGGGAGTGGGCAGCCGGGCTCGAGCTCGATGCACAACCTGAATGCGTTCGGCGCATCGTTCCTGCTCAAGATGGGCCAGCGTCGTGCCGATGGGAAGACGCACCTGCAGCACCTGCACGACCTGATGGCGACCGAAGGCATCACGGGCAAGCAGATCCGGCGCGAGTTCCAGACGTTCGGCGAGGGCGTCGGCATCGACAACAAGGTGGTGTCGTTCACGCTGCTGGTCGCAGGCTTCGACGACGTGATGGTGCTCGACCGCGTGCAGGTCCGACAGCTATGGGACGACGGACGATTCAACGGCTACAACCTCTACGACGGCATCAACGAGTCGCGGATGGTGAAGGGCAAGGAGAAGCGCGTGAAGATCACGGGCTCCTCGCTGACCGAGCTCACGATGGGCGTGCGCGGACTGCTGGTCTACGAGGCCCTCGAGCGCGTGCTCGCGACGAAGGTCCAGGCGATCTACGCCGAGCTCGGCCGCCCGCAGGACGCGAGCATCGGCCGGTTCCACTGGGAGTCGTGGGTAGCCGACAGCCAGCAGGAGGCGAGCCACGGCACGCTCGGAGCGGTGCTCGAGGATGCCAAGGGGCACGACACGGCGATCGCCCAGGTCACCGCCAAGGAGGGCGAATACAGCGCCTTCGAGTATGGAGCCCGCTACGGCCGCGACGAAAGCGGCGAGGCCTACTTCCTCTACGAGGTTCCACAAGGTAACATTCACCGGTTCACCGTGGCCCAGTTCCGCGCCTTCCTTGACAGGGTCAAGAAGCGCGGCGCGAAGGTCATCCCGAAGGGCTTCCGACTGACCCCGCCGAAGAAGGGGCCGATCCCGCCCGAATACTCCAAACCCTGGTATCTCAGAGATGGCGTCAATACAGCAAGACTCGAAGAGCTCGCAGTCGAGTTCACCGAAGGTGAGCAAGGGCGACCAGCTGCTGCGCAAGCTGCTGGGCAGGAACGCGGCGCCGCTGCCGGTGGTGCCCGATCCGCCGCCGCTGCCGGTGTCGAGCAGCGACAAGTCGAAGCCCAGCGAGCCGGCCGCTTCCTCCCCGACCTCCGCGTAATCCTGCTCGACGCGGAGCACGCGACTCCGTCGACGGTCTTCCACGAGCTCTCGCACTTCTGGTTCTTCAGCATGCTCGACATGGTCGCGCGTGGTGTCGCGACCGACCGAGTGCGAGGGGACATCGACACCCTGCTGCAGTGGTTCGGCATCGAGGGAGCCGACATCGACGAGCGGTTCAACAACTGGGACGCGCTCGGCTTCGACAAGCAGAAGAAGCACCACGAGTCGCTGGCCTACAACTACGAGGTCTACCTGTTCGACGGGAAGGCCCCGAGCAGCAAGCTCGAGAAGGTGTTCGCCAAGATCCGCACGTTCATGCTCGCGGCCTACGAGAACATCCGCGACCAGCTGAACGCGATCTACTACGACAACTTCGGCACCAACCTGCCGGGTCTGACGCCCGAGGTGCGGATGGTGTTCGACCGGATGCTCGCCAGCAAGCAGGCCGTCGAGTCGGCCGAGTCTGCTCGAGCGATGCGCCCGGTGTTCCAGACCATCGAGGAGTTCACGGCCGCCGGCTACACCGAGGAGCAGTGGCTCGAGTATCAGGCCGTGATCGAGGAGGCCCACGAGGAGGCCGTCACCGACCTGACCGCGGCGACGCTGCGCCAGCTGAAGTGGCTGCGCAACGCGCGCTCGAGGATCCTCAAGCAGAAGCAGCGCGAGGCCGACAAGATGCGCCGCAAGGTCGAGAAGGAGGTGCAGGCCGAGCTCGACGACGACCCGACCTACATCGCGATGGGCCTGCTGCGCGGCGAGAAGGCCGCCGGCAAGATCCGCGAGAGCGAGGTCGACACGCTGCTCGCCGACCTGCCGGCGAAGCTGCGCGAGCAGATCAAGAAGAAGCTCGGCACCGGGCGCAAGGGCGTGCTGTCCAAGAACGGGCTCGCCGCCGACGGGCTCGCCGAGATCCTCGGCTACCGGTCGGGCGAGGAGATGCTGCGCGACTTCTTCCACGCGAAGCCGATCGACGAGGAGCTCGAGCTCCGCACGACGAAGCGCATGCTCGACGAGCACAGCGAGCTCACCGACAAGAAGGCTATCGACGAAGCCATCGACCGTGCCCTACACAATGAGGCTCGCGCACGGTTCGTAGCGACGGAGCTCAAGTTCCTCGACAACAGCGGGCGCCCGGCGCGCGTGATGATCGCGGCCGCGAAGGACGCAGCACGCAAGGCGCTCGGCGGCCGCAAGGTGAAGGACATCCGCCCCGACCGCTTCTCCGCACAGGAGGCTCGAGCCGCTCGCAAGGCCGAGCAGGCGATGAAGAAGGGCGACCCTGCCGAGGCTGTCCAGGGCAAGCGGGAGCAGCTGTTGCTCAACCAGATGGCGCACATGGCATACAAGGCGCGCGACGAGGTGGCGAAGATCCTCGGCGGGTTCCGCAAGCTGATGCGCAGCCGCGACCGGCTGTCGAAGATGGGCAACGTCGACGTGCTGATGGCGGCCAAGTGGCTGCTCGCTCAGTATGGTCTGGCCACCCAGGCGACCCT